CACACGCATACATACACATGCACACATACGCATACATACACACGCATGCACACATGAGTCAGTAAGGCATACCTAACTAACACCCCATGCATACACATACCACACTATGCATACACATACGCACACATCATGTACATGCACACGCATACATGTACCCATTACATACATGCACGTGCACACATGCCCTGTGTCAGTAAGGTGACCCTTACTGTGTGCCATCGGGTGTCAGTTAGGTGTGCCTTACTGTGCCCCGTTGTGCCTCACTGGTCTATACCACATGGGCATACCAGCTCATGATCATCTGACACACCATCACGTGACGCTCACTCAGATGATCACCCACCACACATCAAGATCATCTGACTTTCCATCAGATACTGACGCTCTGTCAGTTGATCATGCCCTCTGACCTGCACGTATGGCGGCTGATCACTGACGATGCCTCACTACCTGGCACTACGTCAGATCTGACACACCATCAGTGATCAACATCACACACCATCAGATCGATCCCTGACGCATCGTCATGTCGATCATGCATCGTGCCTGGTCAGAGCGTTCTGACTCCCCCTCAGATGACGTGCCGTCAGCTCGCATACCCCTGGGGGGTATCTGCCGGGGGTGGCCAACGGGCACTGACGCCGGAGATATTTTGAGCAAAATTCTGAAATAAGTCGTCACTCTCTGTAACCATTCCCTTTACAACGAGTGAAGGCCCCAGGTCGTTGCGCCCTAGGGCCTCCTCCACTGTCAGACTCGCCAGTTCTCACTCTGCTCGACCTTGTTGAGCGGACGGAACTGCCAGACGGCACCGAACACGGCTACGAGGATCGCGAGTAGACCGAACAGTCCTGCCGGATTCGAGTCGGTCAGTGCTCCGGTATCCTGCACACTGCTCAGAAGGAACCACAGCGACTCCAGCAGCATAACTACAGCCGCCATTCCCGCTGCCGACCTCTCCTTCAGACGCAGGAAGCGCCATACGAAGGGGGCGAAAGCTGCGAGCCCGAGGGACAGCACCACCAGTGCGGTCATCCCGACTTGCCATTTGCGTGAATTCATTTCGGACCTCTCTTCAGTTAATCCGTGCGGTGGGAAAGCTTCGTCAGCCCGTCGTACGAGATGTCCCCGTGCGTTTCACAGGCGGAGAACTGCGTCCCGTCCGGCCTCTCGAAGTGCTTGCTCCGGGAGCCCGCGCAGAACCTGCCCACGGGCATGTGGTTCAGGTAGCACTCGTCGTATCGCATCAGTTCTGCCTCTTTTCTTGCCAGTGCTGACGAGAGCACCAGGCCAAAGCGCGTCCTACAAGGTCGTCGTGCTCTTTGTCAGTCCAGTCACCGGACTCGTTCAGGTCGTCCTCGATGATCGACTCCGCACACTGTGCGATGTACGCCATCAGTTGTTCCTGAGTCGCCTTAGCCATTAGTCTGGGATCTCCTCGTCCGTGCCCGGCTTGACTTCGAACACTTCGACGTTCGCGTACTGGGCAGATCGCAATAGCTCCGCCCGGTTGTTGGCTGACGTCAGATCGTAGGAGCTGACAGAGATAATACGTACCCCTGCCATCTCTCCCCGGCCGTCCCAGCGGACTTTCCAGCTTCGCATTTATATCTCTTTCTTGATCAGCCCGGTATAGCTTCGGTGGCTGCCCCGAGAGACTCATTGCCGCGAGTCATCCCCGACACCATGCCGTCGAAATCACGGTCGATGCATGCTTCGAAGGCCCCCGTGTAGGCGGACATTCCCCGGTTCCAGTTGTTGTGCACAAGGGTGTAACCGTCGGGAATGGGCTTCTTCTGGATCTCGCGTACATCATCCCGCAGCTCGGTGCAGGTGGACACGCTGGGCAGACCCGTTGTGACTGCTATCAGACTCAGGTCGGACTGGAACTTCGTTATCTCAGGAGTTACGTCGCTGTACCAGGTCAGAAGCTCCAGAGCCGGATCAGCTGGAGTGACCGGAGCACTGGAGCGAGACTTCGTCGGCGCAGGGTCTGTAGCGCTTGTGTCCGACGACCCCGCGAGGACGGAACAGGAAGCTACCCCGAGTACGGTGGCCAGGCCAGCCAGCAGACAACCGCCCGCCACCCTCTTCTTGCGGGAGCGCGGCTTCCGGTGCTGAGGGCCAGGCTCTCCGAAATCGTATATGGTGCTCATGTGGACCTCTTTCGTTGATGTACCCCCAACCTACCGGGGCCGAGGGGTACCTGTCACTCTTCCACCACGGGGATCATCGTGGTCTCACTCTGGTCGGTAAAATACTCTTCGTTCCCGTCGATGATCCGGCCCACCACGTCCCCCACCAAACCGCAGTGGGAGCACGTGATGTTTTCCCAGTCCTGGCTGTCTGTACGGAAGGACGTACAGCAGTCGGTACACCAGAGCTTCATGCTGCCCCTTGTTCCAAGTCCTTGCAGTAGGAGCACTTCGCGAACACGCCCGGTACCGTCTTGGTGTCCAGTCTCTCCACAGTCCAGCCGAGCTTCTCCGCGTTCAATATAGCGATGAGGGGACTAGGGTCCGGGTAGTACCCCGCATAGTTGCGGCACACGTCACAAGAGACGTGGTACTTGGGTTCTAACGGCATTACTCATCAATCCCGGCGTACTCATCGACGTAGTGTTCGAAACCCGCTTGCCGGAAAGCCTCCAGAACCATGGGGACCTTACGGAAGCCCTCGATGGACTCGTCCTGAGTGTCCCAGTCGTCGTAGGATAGCGTTTCAATGAGATCCTTCAGGACCTTAGTCCCCTTCTCGGTTTCTACTCCTGCTTCTATTACTGCTTCAGCGACACTATCAAAAATACCGCTTGCACTTGCCCAGCCCATTATGCTAGCCACTCCTTACAGTTGGCGCACCGGACGACGGTTTGCGTCGGGTGAGATTCGATCCGGCCCGGCCCACAGGTCGAGCAGGCCGGAATCGGCGGTAAATTCAGGGAACAAACCACACACCACGCCCAGAGATAACCACAAGGGCACATCATGCGTAGACTTCCACTACCCGGATACCGGCCTTTCGGGCTGCTGTCATGCAGTGGTTCGTGCCATGAGTCCAGTGTGCAAGCTTGTTACGGCATTCGATCTTTTCGCAGATCATCAGGAAGGCGACGCAGACATCCGCCCCGAGGTCAACCATCTCCTGATTGCGGTAATAGCCTGCCATGGACCGCCACTTACGCCAGTCGGCGGGGTGCTCTTCAACCGGGATACCAGCGATCCGCCGAGCCCATTTGAAGCAGAGCCAGTCGGCACCGTCCTCGCACATACCGTTAACCATGACGGGTTCTTGGCTGTACCCGTAAGCACAGGCTGTTTCCCAGGCCAGTGCCTCCGCAATCTTGCCTCTATCTGTCCATCCACGGGGACCTGTTACGAGGATGCGGTAAGGTTTCAGCTCACTCATCGTCGTCTTCATCGTCCTCCGGTACCAGGACCAGAGTTTGTCCGGCGGCAACCAGGCGGGCGAGATAGTCGCCGTGGCATGAGCAGGCACACAGGGTCATCCGAGGCTTGACCAGCGCTCCGTTCTGGACTTCACCCTTGCACGGGTACTGTCCATGGGCGAACATGCAATGCCCCGAGATATAAGGTGTTTTACGTCGTCTAGCCATCGTCATCATCCCTCAGGTGAGTAGGGCAGTAGAAACTCACTGGCCACTGGTCCTTCGCAGAGCATCCAGGAAGATGAAGATCTCCCCGTGGCAGTATTCGCACGCATCGTACGCGGTACTTTTCGGACTGCTGGTAGTATTTCGAGTCACCTTTGCGCCGATCGAGCTGATCTTGACGTTAAAGACTGCATCACGGTCGTTGTCACACAAGTCACAGACGGTACGTTCGATCTTCATGCCCACCACCCACTAAGTAGATAAACAAAGAATAGCAGGTAGAAGGTCATGACGCCATAGTAGGCCCAGTCACTCGAACGCTGCTGACGGACCCAGGCCCATAAGCGTTTCATCGGTACTCCCTGCCCCAGTAGAAGGGACCGATCTGAAAGCCCCAGCCGTATGTGTTCCTGGTGAAGCCGAGACCCCAGATGCCGGTCTGGGTCCGGTAGAAGGTCCAGCGCTTGCCGTACAGATAATCCGGGCGGTACATGCCCACTATTACTCCTAAGACAGATCGGGTATGAAGAACCAGCCGGGTGTTTCCAGTAAGGGCCTGCCGATTGCGCGGGAGACCCGCTTCAAGGAATCGGTCCATACTGCTGCGTGGATATGCTCGACAGTCGGGTCCACCTGCTTGTAATCACCCAGGTCCACCGACTCGCAGAAAGTGGTCAGGAAGAGCTTGTCCCGGTCGTAGTGTCCCGCCATGAGCCAGCCGACGTTCCAGGACTTCAGCAGCCCGTTGTACTCTCCCTCGTACTCGAACTTCTCGACCAGTTCGATGTCCTCGTAGGCATTTTCGGCGATAAGCGCCCCGAAGCCGAAATAGGACGTGTGGTACATACCCATTACGAATTACCGTCCCTCACCCATTGGTTGTATTCGTCGAACAAGCCCTTGTCCAGCAGGAAACCCATTGCCTGAGTGTATTGATTCTCCCAGAACGCTATCTGGCACTGCTCGTTGCACCACTGCTGTTCCGGCCGGAAGATGAACTTCTTGTCACAGTTGGGGCAGTGGTTGTAACCCTTACGCCTGCTCATATCTGCTTCTCCATACGAGGCCAGATGTAACCACAGTCACAGATCTTGCCGGAGTGACAGAGACAGAGGCAGTGTCCGGCCTGTTCGCAGTACTCGTTGTCGCAGGAGGCGTCCTCACAGATGCTGGTGGCCGCTCCGTTGTTGCAGGCGTACGGCCACGGTTTCGGACAGTTTTGGTGATTGTGAGCCACGGCTCTTCCCTTCCACCCTATCTACGTTATTATAGTAGCGACACAACCTAGTGGAGGTCAACTACTGTGAAAGTCAAGGGACTTCTGGTGTGTACAGCGCTTACTGGGGCTGCGATGTTCAGCACCTTCCAGGGCGCCAGTGCCGCCGACACCTTCCCGTCGCAGGACGCTTGTGCGACTACCAACAACAACATGCCATCCGGCAACTGCGGTCCGTTCAGGCAGACGTTCAAGGAGAACTTCAACGGCGACACCGTCCCGCTGGGGTCCTTCTCGGACTGTAACCACAACGTCGACACCAAGGCTGCCTACTGCGGCGGCTTGTCCGCGTACCCGCAGTACTACGCCAACTGGTGGGCGTACCCGACCAACTGGGATGACACCGCCAAGAGCGGAGCCGACGGCAACGACGGAGCCCCGTACGGAGGAGCCTACCGCGCCGACAAGACCGTGTCCGTCTCCCCCAGGGGCTATGACGGCACCGGCACCATGAAGGTCGACATGTACCGTCCGGCCACCGGCACGGACAACTACGTGGCCGCTGTCGTGCCACGTAAGTGCATGCAGCAGCAGTACGGCAAGTACAGTGAGCGTTTCCGTGTTACTCGCGCGGACGCTGGCTTCAAGGCGGCCCACCTCTTCTATGAGGGTGGCCAGGAGATCGACTTCCCGGAGAACGACTTCAACGAGACGATCTCTGCCTACACCCACCCGCAGGGTGGCAACTGGTCCACCGGCAAGTCCTGGGCTGGAATCACACACACTGCCTCCGTGGAGTGGACACCGAACAAGGTCAAGTTCTTCCTGGACGGCAAGAAGATCGGTGAGGGAGCTACTGCCATGCCGACATCGAGCTGGATTCTCCAGAACGAGTCGAGCATCGACGGACCGTACGCGGCCCGTGGCGCCCACGGCACCATCGAGACGAGCTGGGTAACCTGCTACAAGTACGACACTACTCTTGCCAAGAAGTCGAGCAAGCGGTAACGTTGTAAACCCCCGTCAGAAGGGCCTCAGCATTCTCTCGCTGGGGCCCTTCGTCATTTGATGATCGCGATGTGTTCACCCGTCTGACACAGCACGCAGAATACGTTTGAACGTTGGGCGTGGTAGACCTTGTCTTCGTCGTAGCAGCTCTCACAGACGGCTGCGCCGTACCCTCGATTGACCCACCAACCGCCCCGCTGAACGTAGCTCCAGGCTTCATCCTGGGTCGGTCTACCGGCCCCGCTGTCATCTCCACAGAGATCACAGAGAATCCAGTATGTAGCGCTTAACCCCATCAGTCACCGAACCCAGACGGCAGGCGAACGTAGATGATCGCCCCGAGGCCATCGCTGGCATCTACCTGCCAGTCGACGTGATCTACGCGGTACTCAGTAAATGGCGTACGCTTTTCGACCTGAAGGAAGATCGTCTCTCCCTCCCTGGGGGCGGCTGGAGCGTCACTGAGCTGCGTTAAGATACCGTCAGGTTCAGTGTCCAGAATGAATTCCAAAATCACGCATACCTCCTGTGGAGATCGGTCAGCTCCTGCGCTGCGAGGGCGAACGGCAGGTAGTTCCAGAACAGAGTGAAGTACAGGCTTACCCAGCCAGCCCAGGCAAGCAGTAGAGCGTAAGAGAAGATCACAGGTGATCCTTCCAGGTCTTCCACTCGATGAACGAGGCCACGGACGCTACAACGGCACAGGGTCCGGTGGCTAGAACAATACTGGCTGCCGTCTCCTGTCCACACCAGAGTAGTAGGAATACCCCCACCAGCAATAGAAGCCAGCAGAAGATTGTGAAATACAGCGAAAGGCGGAGTCCGACACTCATGTGGACCTCCTAATGTGGGGGAGCCTGCCACTAACAGTACAGTCAGTGACAGGCTCTGTCTAGTCTCTAGAGGGTCTCAGAGTACTTCGTCGTAGAGTCCCGCCTTGGCGGCTGCGATGAGCAGCTTCCGACTGATGGGTTCATAGTGGACATCCGCCATGTCGCCTTCACCGTTGAGGAATTCGGATAGTACGTACAGCTCTACTTCGGTGAATAGTACGGGTATCCTTCGAGCCCCAGCTTCTTCTGAATCTTGCGGTGCCGTCGTTGTTGCCACCATGTCCACAGAATCATCCTTATCATGGGTGTGCCCTCAGAAAGAAACCCTTGCCGAATTCTAATTCGATGAGGGCGTCATCATAAACCTTGCGCTCTTCGGTATTAAGCCGTTCGTCACGCTCCAAGGCAATACGGGCTCGAAACTCCCGATTGGCGTCGGAACTATTGTCATACCCTGTGGATGGCACTACGCCTCCGTAAGCGAACATCACCAGTCCTCCTCTTGCGGAGGGTCGATGTGGCCACCGCATTGAGTACAGGTATACCCCTCGTTACAGTTTGTGTGATCCAAGGCCCAGTGGTCCCAATGCTTATAATCGAGATCGTCGGACCATTGGAGCATCTTCATACTGAGTCGGCAGGGGAGCTTAGATTTACCGGCAGGACGCATATCCAGTTCGGGTAGCTCTTCACCAGCGATGCTGTCCATCCACTCCTGAGGGTTGACCCACTCGTATGTCATCTGGTTGGTCTTGATACGGGTCAACTGTCCAGATAACCAATATGCGATCTTGGCTAGTCGCGTGCTCTGGATCAACGTTTTTCCTTACATTCGGGGCACCTACTCGGGAATCTCCCCCGAGTCCCGTTCCGGAAGACTTCCGTCCCGCAGTCGACGCAAGTCCTCTGCGGTGAAGTATTCTTCGCCGGGGGAGATGAAGGCAATGACAGTGTCGTCACCGCTGGCGGGGATGATACCACCGGGGGAGTACTCCGGATCGGGCTTACCCCGCTCCCCTTGTTCTGACATGTACAACCGTCCTCACATAGACATTCGCCGGAAGCCTCGTCATAACAACAGGGACCCCAGCACAGACAGTACGCCTTACCACCGGGGACCGACTTTAGATGGAGATCCCCACCTACGAGATCATGCGGCATCGTCAAACTCCAGCTCTATATAGCAAGCAAGCCGAGTGTAACCCTGGCTCTGAAGGTCATCTGCAATCAGCCTTCGATAATCTAGCAGGATTTCGTCGGCGAGGGTCTCCCCGAAGGCTCCGAGGCCGAACATACGGGCCATTCGGTTCCGAGGACTCTCAGGGGTTTTGGGCACGGTTACCGCCTCTTCCGATCTTGCTGGTAGAATTGGGAATTACGAGTGACCTGGCCAGGGGCATGAGACCAGCGTACCGGCACTAAGGAAACTAATCAAGTGACACCGACGGACTACTGCTTAGAGGGCGAGCCACACTCTTGGGACTGCGTGAACTGGACGTGTGACTGCGGGGATGACATGTGCTGTGTCCAGTGCGGCGAGTGCGAACTCATCGACTGCTATTGCGAGGAGGGCTAAGAAACCATGATCACATGTGAAGAGTGCGGATGCCTGGTCGACCCGTCGGAGGAGATGCTTCAGCGTCACCAGGACTGGCACGAGGAATTAGTACGCAAGGATGACCTTACCCACAGTGCTCTAGCTAATCGTAGCCGCATTAAGTTGAACAACATCAACGTTCTGGATTGTTAAGGAGAGGGCCATGCTACCCGACTGGAAGGCCGCGTTAGCCGAGGTAGACCCTCGGCTGCTCGAAACCTCCGAAGGAAGGCGTGCCCTGTGCGAAACCGATCCGATGATGTTCTCCCTGGTCTACCTTTCGCACCACTTGAAGGATGATGAAGGCAATATCACGTTCGGTGAGCACCATTTCAAGTGGTTCAACCACGCGAAGAAGTGGATGGACCCTGCGCCGGGCTTCCGAGAGTACAGGGACGCTTACCTGGCACCTCGTGCGAGCGGAAAGAGCACCTTCTGGTTCCTCCTTCTACCCCTTTGGTGGGCTGCTTATGGGTATTCGACCTTCCTGGCTGCCTTCGCCGACTCCGGCGGCCAGGCCGAACTGCATCTTCTGACCTTCAAGCGGGAATTAGAGGAAAATACGCTCCTCCGCGAAGACTTTCCTGAGCTTTGTGCAGCCAAGAGGCGTGCCCGTGGTTCTGTCGAAGGTGACGCGAAGGGTATTCGCCTCTGCGCGAACGGTTTCATCTTCATGGCCAAGGGTATTGACGCATCTTCTCTCGGTATGAAGGTCGGTGCCAAGCGTCCGGACACTCTTCTGCTCGACGACATCGAACCGGACGAGGCCAACTACTCCCTTTATCAGATGGAACAACGTCTGATTACTATCCAGGACGCCATTCTCCCTCTAAACGAGCGCGCACGCGTAGTCCTGTCCGGAACAGTGACCATGCCAGGGTCTATTACCCATCAGTTGGTCAAGTATGCGGCCGACTGGATCGACGACGACAACACCTTCGAATGGATTGACGCGCAGAACTTCCGGGTCCATCACCAGTTGCCTATGGAGGACAACCCGGACGGCACTAGGCGCTCCTTCTGGCCCGACAAGTGGTCACTTACCGAGTTGGAAAAGATCGAGCATACGCGGTCTTACCAGAAGAACTTCCTCAACAACCCGATGGCCATCGATTCCGAATACTGGACGATGGACGATATCCATTACGGGGAGCTGGATTTCTGTTCTTCTACCATCTTGTCTATTGATGGTGCGGTCACTGCAACCAAGGAATCGGACTATACCGGATTGGCTGTAGTAGGCTTCCGACCACGTCGAAAGACGGACTCCGGAATACAGCCGCCTTGTTGTGTTGTAAAATACGTGCGGGCTGTAAAAATGCACGGTGACCCTCTGCGAAGGCTCGTAATGAGCATTCTGGAGTCCCATCCAGAAATTCGGGCCATCTTGGTTGAAACAAACCAGGGTGGAGACCGTTGGCTGGATACATTGCATGGAATGCCCGTCAAAATCTACACGGTACACAACACAGAAAAGAAGGAATCCCGCGCGGGACGACTTCTTAACCTCTATCAGATGCACCCACCGCGTGTACTGCACGAGAAGACGTATCCTCCGCTCGAAGAGCAGATGATCAACTTCCCGAATGGCGCGAATGACGACCTGATCGACGCGGTTGGCAACGCAGTACTGATGTATCAGCGACCTGAGAAGCGGCCAAAGGCCGGACGACGCATTCGACAGCCAAGGTAAGGAGGCAGCGGTGGAAAACGATGAGACGCGTAGCTTACACGACTTACGTAATGGCTACTGGGAGCTTATCGAAGCTCGCCCCGCCTATGAGCGCGCAGCAGCCTTCTACGAGGGAACGGTAGACGAGGTCTACAGTTCCCCGAAGGTTACTCGACTCTTAGCCAAATTCGGTCTCGATGCTATCGAGTCTTTCAACTTCGCTCACATCCCGGTTGATGCAGTAGCTAACAAGCTTCGTCTCAACTCTGTGAATGCGGACAAGGAAGGTAACGAAGAAGGTACTTTCGAGAAGAATGAGGAAGTCAACAGCGTAATCGACGACCTCTGGGAGTACAACGAGCTTGACGAAGAGCTTCCGATCATCTTTCGCAATGCGGGTAAATACGGTGATTTCTACACCATGGTATGGCCGGTAGTCGGAGAAGAGACCGATGACGGTGTAATCCGTGGCTTCGATCCCCACAAGACTGCCAGGCAGCTTGAGACTGGGGACGTCCTCGTAGAAGACGATGTAATCGAAGCCCGTCCAGTGACCAGGAAGTCCATCGTAGCGGTGGACGTCATGCCTCTGGACCCTCTGACAACTCGCGTGTTCTACGACAGCGAGAACCCGAAGAAGAAGACTTACGCTATCCGCTCTTGGGAAGAGGAAGGCAGCCTGGGCAAATTCGTTCGGGTGAATCTCTACTATCCAGACCGCATTGAGCGCTGGCTACACAAGGGCAAGCCGTCCAAGAAGAAGAATGCCCAGCAGAAGTGGGAACTGTTTACCGCTGACGGAAACGCGGCAATCCTACCGAATCCCTTCGGTGAGGTTCCTATTTTCCACTTCCGTACAGATCGTGCGTACGGACGCCCCGACCACATCAACGCCTACGGCCCACAGCTTGCTATCAACAAGATAGTGACGTCCCATCTAGCGACTGTGGACTACCAGAGCTTCCCTCAGAGGTACGCCCTGCTCGACCCTATGGCTGATCAGAGTGGACTTCAGGGAGCAGATTCCGATCCGTTCGCGCCGGAAGACGCAGAACAGACACCGGAAGATGACGATAACGAGTCTCAGCTTGAGGCAGACCCCGCTTCTGTTTGGCAGTTTTCGGGGATGAAGGAAGTCGGTCAATTCGGTTCTGCCGATGCCGATTCTTTCCTCAAGCCGTTCGATCGTTATGTAAAGGCATTGGCCCAGGCAACCGATACCCCGTTCCATTACTTTGATCGTACAGGCGAGCGTCCTCCAAGTGGGGAGAACATTCGTCAGGTGAACGAGTTCCTGAATTCGAAGGCTGGCTTCCGCCAGGTTTCGTACGGGGGCGAGGTCAAGAAGTTCACCACGCTGGCTCTCACAATGATGGGTCAGGATGTCGAGCGAGTAAATGTGGAATGGGAGCCTCTTGAGGTTGTCACAGCTTATGTTGAATGGCAGGCGGTAAACGAGAAAATTGCCGCAGGTGTTCCGATGGAAGTTGCCCTTGTCGAAGCCGGATATCGTCCCGCTCTTGTACAGGAGTGGAAGAAGAAGGCTGAAGAGAAGGCTGAACTCGAACGTCAGCAGGCTCAGGAAGACGAAGAGCGTTCTATCGCGCTTTCTGCAAAGGCAAAGCAAGAGACCACAATCGCTAATCAGAATACTAAGGCTAGCGGAGCTACTAAACAAAGCTCGGACCGGAAAGCGTAATGGACATGGCCCTTGAGTACTCTCAGGGTTCTCCGGATTCCACATACCTTGCTAACTGGATACCTGGAGTGTGGCTATATAATATTCAGGTGTTGTTGTTGGAAGGGGAGGGTGAGCCCGAAGAGCCTACCGTAACTTTCAGCGATGATTTCAATCGAGTTGACTCCAGTGATCTGGGGGACGACTGGGTGGAGGTATCCGGCGACTGGTCGATTGTCTCCAACCAGCTTTCTCCGGGTTTGAACAACGGAACCGTCATTCTACGGGCTGCAACAGAGATGGCTAGCGACGACAATTACGCTCAGGTCACGATCGCTAATACTGCGGTAGCCAGCCACGGTGTCTGGTGTCGAGGCAACACTACCTTCACCAGTGGCTATCTGTGGCGCAACGATGGTACATCCTGGAATCTGTTCAGTGTTGTCGGTGGTTCGTTTACCAGCATCGACTCACATGCGTCCGCAGCAGTTTCCGGTGATATCGCCAAGGTACAGGCCATTGGTAGCACGATCAAAGGGTTTGTCAACGGTGTTGAGCTTGTATCCGTTACCAATACCCATGTTGAGACAGGTATGTACGTCGGGCTTCGGTCAGATACACCTGCTGGACTTCGATATGACGATTTCTCGGGTTCAGAAGCTATTTAATTTGACTACCAGGCTGGGTCAAAGTCTGGTTAATCCGGCTGAAAAGCCGACCAGTATGCCGAGTTCGGCACCTTAGGAAAGGATGATCGGGATGATCGACAACGAAACCATGCGGTTTGAGGATTCCCCTCTTACTGCTCGACCAGGAACTGTAATTGGCTACCGTGCAAATGGAAAGCCGATTTATACTGTTGCTGGTGGCTCCATTGACGTTACTGACGATGATGTAACTGATTCTGACGATGATAACGACGACGCTGAGCCTGATGACTCGGATAAGCCCGAGGATGAATGGACTCCACCGTCGCGTGAAGATTGGCAGAAGGTTCTGGACGCTAAGAAGAAGGCGGACAGTGAAGCTGCTGCTCGTAAGCGATTTCTTCGTGACAATGGTTTAGACCCCAATACTGGGGAGCCGATCAAGAAGCCGTCGGTCAAGCTAGATGACGACGACTCCGATGCAACCCCTGCTGTAAAGAAGAACGAGGACGACGCCTCTAAGGCGGTCGACCGGGAGAAGCTGGAACAAACTTTCCAGCGTCAGCTAGAGCGTGAAACCGCTAAGGCTGAGACCCGTGGTCGTTCTACTGCGTATAGCCTTATCTCTGAGGTGCCAGCGGCACTGGAGGAAGCGGGCTGGAATGGTAAGAACCTCCCCCGCATGATTAAGCTTCTCGACCTCAATTCTGTGGACATTGACGACGACGGCGTAGATGCCGAAGCCCTCTCTTCCCAGGTTGCAGAGTTGAAGAAGGACTTTCCTGAATTCTTCAAGCGTCAGCGCATGAAGGATGCAGCGAAGGACATTGCTGACACCGGAGCAGTTGGTGGAGGCAAGAAGAAGGCTCCTGCCTCGGAAGAGGATCTGGACTGGAAGGCCCGGATGAAGCTTCAGCTTACCCGGCCAAGCAATTAACGGGTTCACTCCCAAGTATGCCGAGTCAGGCACTTACTTGTCTCTTTACTAACCGGAAAGGAATTCCGAGATGGCCCTCACTTACTCTGAGAGTTCTCCGAACTCCACTTACTTGGATAACTGGATTCCAATTGAGTGGGACTCCGAGATCATCATGCGTGTCCTCAAGGCTTCTGCCATTGAGGCATTAGCCCAGCGCCACCCTATGGCGACCTCTACTAAGCGTATCCTGCGCCAGCAGGGCTACACTGTTACTGCGGGTAAGACTTACACCCGTGACGACAGTGACCTGGACTACGTAACCCTGACCGCCCGTCGTTTCATGGGTCAGTCTGTTCTCGACGAGGACGACGTAGCCGACGCTGACATGATCGTTGACACCATCGCTGCCCGTGCTGCGGATTGGGGCGTATCTTACGCCACCGCGCTGGACAACGGCTGCATCGGTGTTACGGCCACTGAGAACGGAACTACTGCTCCGTTCACCTCTATCTACAAGTCGCTGCGTACTACTGACTCTGCTGCCGACTACACCGCTGACGATAACTACAATGCGTCTGCTCTCGCTGCCTCTGCTGCGTACGACGAGCTGTCCACCATCCTGGCTATCGTTGAAGACAGCGATTACTGGGACGAAGGTCGTGCCCTCATCATCGCCAGCCCTGTATTCCGTCAGGTTCTTCGTAATGTGAAGGACAACAACGGTACCCCTGTATTCGTTCAGGGTCAGGGTGGAGACGCTGGTCAGCCAGACACTCTGTTCGGTGTAGAGATCTTCTGGAGCCGTGGCGCCAAGACCTCTGCCGCTGTTTCTGCTACTCCAGAGGGTAACCCGCTCCTCGTGTTCGTGGGTAACCGCGACCTCCTGAAGCTGGGTGTCCGTTCTGGACCGGAGAGCCGTTTCGACGTTTCTTCTGCTCAGGACAGCGTGGACGAGATGGCTGTTAAGTTCCGCAGTCGTCGTGGTTTCCAGGTTGGTCACCAGAAGGCTTTCGCAGTTCTGGAGAAGACTGCCTAATCCGACTGGATAAGCTCCCTCCCGCCGATGCCGCCCTCACTTCGGCGGGAGGGTTCTCTTTTCTACCGGTAAGGCGGTGACATCATGGCATGGGCGACAGAAGCAGAAGCATTGACGTACACCGGTATCACCGTAACCTCTGCGGAAATTGAGCAGGCTCAGGTAATCGTTGAACTGTTTACAGACATTACTGAAGAAGCCGACGATTATCTAAGCACGAAGAACCTACGTCTACTTAAAATGGCTGTGGCGTATCAGGCAGCTTGGATCACTGAGCACCCTGACCTTTTCACACATGTAGACGTCAGCACAATGCTTCAGGACGGCCTTCAGTTCACTCGGGGACACGAGAACGCCATGGTGCTCGCTCCGTTTGCTAGGCGCGCTATCAACCGGCTCTCTTGGCGCCGTAACAGGTCTATCAAGGTGCGTCCTTCCAAGCGGAGGACTATCAAGGGCCTTCAGTCCATTGAGTGGGCAGGAAGTGGTTCTATCGGTACATCTCGTTCGGAGGGTAGTTCTTTCGAGTCTTCTACAGACGGCGGAGCCTGGGAGGACGAGTAATGTATTCCCGAGCTACAACGACGGTCACAATCTATCGGGGACAAAGCGACGATGACTGGGGTGACGCTGAAGACAACAACTCGATTGTTGCCAGTGGGGTCCTTGCTTCCATCCTGGAGCAGAAGGTCTGGTCATCCCCGGAAGTCAGTACGCAGCCTCACAACTACCGTTATGCAAGACTGCGTATGCGTAAGAACATCACAGTTCTGACTAACGATCGCATCCACGACGAACGAAATAATCAGACGTGGATTATCACCAACATCAGCAATCTCCAAAACCCTGTAGTGGGTCAGGATAAACGAATTGACTTGCAGTTCATAGGCTGAGCCTCTTGACGTATAATTCCACATGCAGGGTCGGTATGCCTTAAACACCCGTAAACGGTGGGCGTAACCACCCTCCTCCACCGTAAAGGGAAGGGACCATGTCTGGTCAGCTTTAGGCTGTCCTTCCTACGGCATGGTCCCTTTTTCTTATTTCAGGAGGTGTTCAATGAGCCGAGTTGACTGGGATACCGGATGGTACGAAAAGATCGACCGGAACATTGACCGCTTCATGGAAGATCTAGCTGAAGATGTACTTCAGACGATGATTGCCACGTCTCCGGTTAAAACCGGCCGACTCAAGGCAGACCTGGACAAGGAGTACGACAACCGTAGCAAGGTAGCTCGTATCGGAGCCAGGTCGGTCCCTTGGGCTATCTGGGCCGAAGAGGGGACACGTCCCCACTCTATTGATCCGGTGAATAAGAAGGCACTCTGGTGGGAGGGTGCAGCACACCCTGTCAACCACGTAAACCATCCGGGTGGAACGGCTAGCCACTTTATGAAGAACGCGTTGTACAAAGAGAGGACGCCGTGAAGCGAGCGAACTCCGAATTAGCAGCCATCGCATGGCTCAAGACCGTTCCGGGGCTTCCGGTCAATCAGATCGGTACGACGTTACCTCAAGACAACAGCACATGGGCTGCCTCCGGCTATGTACAGCCGATCGTTGTCGGCAAGGGTAGTTCCAGCAAGTACTACGGCTATCGAGCCCCCGTGGTCCTGGTGCATTGCTGGGCAGTAAACCCGGACAAGCAGACACCCCCTTGGTGGCAGGCTAACGAACTGGCTGAGGCCATCTATGAGCATCTGCTCACAGAGAATGGCATTGAGAACCTCGCTACTCGGACAGGTTATCGGAACATTCGAGTTCTACAAGCCTGGGAGATCGAGGAACCGAAAAGAATTCCCTGGGGTTTCCCCAGTGGACAGGGATCATTCGTTGATCCTGGTAATGCTGCTCACTATACGGTGAGTATCCAGTTGGCTTGGGCGGAGCTTCCTGAATGAAGAAAAACACATGGTGTCTCGTGGGTGGAGTTAGCGGCGAAATCCTGACGTATCAGGGTCGTGCGCTCGTACACGAGAACAAAAGGGAACTAGAGTATTTGTTCCCTGCAAACCGAGTGGTACCGCTCCCTTCCTACTGGGGCGAGGAGCTGACCTTTCCACTCAAGGGTCATCCAGATATGGATACTGTTCAGTTCCCGCTGGCCCAGCACATGGACCAGTTTAAATAAACCCCGCTTCGAAAGGAAGTGAAACCCAATGTCTGCAAACGTTGTTAACCTCGTTCAGGGACCAGCCACCGTTTACATCGGAGCCTTTGAGGCCACTGAGCCACTTAATGGTGCTGTAAACAGCACTCCGCAGGCTTCTGCCTGGACTGACTTAGGTGGAACCACTGATGGTTGCGAGCTTTCCATCAACCAGGAGTACAAGGAGCTGGAGGTCGACCAGGTTGTTGACATTCCAGGGCGTCGTCTCGTAAAGCGTGACATGTCTGTGAAGACCAACCTCGCTGAGCCAACTCTCCAGAACCTTCTGTACGCCCTCAACGACGCTAACGGTGGCGCCCTGGGTGCATCTGGTACCGGATACTCTGGTACTTATGAGCCTGCCTTCACCGACTCTGCTACCCAGCCTACTTACCGTGCTCTCATCCTCCACGGATGGGCACCGGGTGAGGGCTCTGGTAGCCAGAGCAAGCGTCGTATGGTGATGCTCCGTAAGGTGCTTTCCAGCGACAACGTAGAATTTGCTTACAAGAAGGAAGACCAGACGGTCTTCT